ATGGAACAAAGAAGTACAGTTTGTCTGTGTTTGTTTCTTACGGGCCTACTACTATGGAATCCTTCTGAATCACGTAACCTAATAGAGCTTAAAATAGAATGCCCTCACACTATTGGGTTGGGTCAGGGCTTAGTGATTGGCTCTGTTGAACTCTCCCCAGTTCCTTTAGCTCAAGTTGAGTCATTGAAACTGGAAAGCTCATGCAACTTTGATGTGCACACCAGCACATCAGCACAGCAGTCTTTCACTAAATGGACATGGGAAAAGAAGAATGATCTTGCAGAAGGGACTAAGTCATCTTCAACCAGCTTTGTCTCAAAAAGTAGTGAAGTCAATTTGAGAGGGCTTTGCATCATACCCACTTTAGTCTTAGAAACGGCCGCAAGAACACGTAAGACAATCACTTGTTTTGACCTCTCATGTAATCAAACAGTCTGTCAGCCTACAGTTTATCTAATTGCTCCTATACAAACTTGTATTACCACAAAAAGTTGTTTGTTAGGTCTTGGTGACCAGAGGATACAAGTAAACTATGAAAAGACTTACTGTGTTTCTGGTCAGCTTGTAGAAGGAATTTGTTTCAATCCTATTCATACAATGGCCTTATCTCAGCCCAGCCACACATATGATATCGTAACACTGCCTGTGCACTGTTTTCTTATTGCAAAAAAAGTAACAGCAGGAGATAATTTAAAGATAGAGAAGAACTTTGAGACACTTGTCCAGAAAACAGATTGTAATGCTAATAGCTTTCAAGGTTACTACATATGTCTGATTGGAGGGAGCTCTGAACCACTGTATGTTCCGACAATGGATGATTATCGTTCATCAGAAATTCTCTCACGAATGGCCATGGCACCACATGGGGAAGATCATGATATGGAGAAAACAGCTGTTAGTGCCATTAGGGTTGTGGGCAAGTTAACAGGGAAAGCCCCGTCAACTGAGGCATCAGATACAGTTCAAGGGATAGCATTTGCAGGTGTTCCATTCTATACATCTACCGCAGTTTTAACAGCCAAAGAGGATCCTGTGTATATATGGTCTCCAGGTATTATCATGGAGGGAAATCACTCAACATGTGAGAAGAAAACACTACCTTTAACCTGGAAGGGATTTATCTCTTTGCCCGGGGAGATTGAGAAAACAACCCAGTGTACTGTATTCTGCACTTTATCAGGGCCAGGGGCAGATTGTGAAGCCTATTCAGACACAGGTATTTTTAATATAAGTTCACCTACATGTTTGGTTAACAGGGTTCAAAGATTTCGAGGGGCTGAGCAACAAGTGAAGTTTGTGTGCCAAAGGGTGGACTTGGATATAACTGTATACTGCAATGGTGTCAAGAAAGTGATTCTAACTAAGACACTAGTTATAGGACAGTGTATATATACATTTACAAGTATATTCTCACTCATACCTGCTGTTGCACACTCACTAGCAGTTGAGCTTTGTGTTCCAGGGCTACATGGCTGGGCGACAATAGCTTTACTCTTGACATTTTGTTTTGGTTGGTTACTTATTCCTATTTGTACACTTGTTATAATTAAAATTCTACTATTGTTTACTTATGCCTGTTCAAAATATAATACTGACTCAAAATTTAAACTGCTTATTGAGAGGGTAAAACAAGAGTACCAAAAAACAATGGGTTCTATGGTCTGTGAAGTTTGCCAGAATGAGTGTGAAACAGCAAAGGAGCTTGAATTTCATAAGAAAAGCTGTCCCAATGGAACATGCCCGTACTGTCTAAATCCTACAGAGGCAACTGAGTCTGCACTTCAAGCCCATTTTAAGGTGTGCAAGCTGACTACTCGATTTCAGGAAAATCTCAAGAAGTCATTGAATGTATATGAGCCTAAAAGAGGTTGCCACAGAGGCTTGTCTATTTTCAGGTACAGAAGTAAATGCTATGTTGGGTTAGTCTGGTGTATATTATTAACATTAGAGATCATTATATGGGCAGCAAGTGCTGAAGTTATAAATCTCGAACCAGGCTGGACTGACACTGCACATGGCACAGGTATAGTTCCAATGAAAAGTGACCTTGAATTAGACTTCTCACTACCTTCTTCTTCAAGCTATACTTATAGGCGTGAGCTCCAAAATCCGGCCAACGAACAAGAGAGAATACCTTTCCACCTTCAGATTGAGAGACAGGTTATACATGCAGAGATCCAACATCTGGGACATTGGATGGATGCCACTTTCAACCTCAAAACTGCCTTTCACTGTTATGGATCTTGCACAAAGTATGCTTACCCTTGGCAGACCTCTGACTGTTTCCTTGAAAAAGATTTTGAGTATGAAAATAGTTGGGGCTGTAACCCACCAGACTGTCCAGGGGTAGGCACAGGCTGTACAGCTTGTGGTGTATATCTTGACAAATTGAAGTCTGTCGGAAAAGTGTTTAAAGTGGTTTCTTTAAGGTATACACGACGAGCATGCATACAGTTAGGAAATGAACAAACATGTAAGACTGTAGATTCAAATGACTGTTTAGTCACAACCTCAGTTAAAGTGTGTATGATAGGAACAATCTCTAAATTTCAGCCTGCTGATACCCTTCTCTTTTTAGGTCCATTAGAACAAGGTGGCTTAATCTTTAAACAGTGGTGCACAACATCATGTCAATACGGTGACCCAGGTGATATAATGAGCACACCTCAAGGAATGAAATGTCCAGAGCATGCAGGGTCTTTCCGCAAGAAATGTTCATTTGCAACTACACCAACATGTCAATATGATGGTAATACTGTATCTGGGTTTAAAAGAATGATGGCAACAAAAGATTCCTTTCAATCATTTAATGTAACGGAGCCTCATATTTCTGCAAATTCATTAGAATGGGTAGACCCAGACAGCTCATTAAAGGACCATATTAATGTCATTGTGAATAGGGATTTATCCTTTCAAGATCTTGGAGAGAATCCTTGCCAAATTGACTTAAGTACTACTTCAATTGATGGTGCCTGGGGTTCTGGTGTTGGTTTTAACCTAATTTGCTCTGTTAGCCTTACAGAATGTGCAACTTTTCTAACTGCAATTAAGGCATGTGACTCAGCTATGTGTTATGGTTCAACAACAGCTAATTTAGTTAGAGGACAAAACACTGTACATGTTGTTGGTAAAGGTGGGCATTCAGGCTCTAAATTTGTGTGCTGCCATAATACAAAGTGTTCAAGTCTTGGGCTTGTTGCGGCAGCACCGCACTTAGATCGTGTGACAGGGTATAATCAAGTAGATAATGATAAAGTCTTTGATGATGGTGCACCGGAATGTGGAATCCGTTGCTGGCTAAAAAAATCAGGTGAATGGATTGTAGGGATCTTGAGTGGAAACTGGATGGTCGTGA